AACTCGTAAATATTGTAAAAAATCTACAAAAGGTATTAAACGTTCAAAAAAGGATGAAGCGCGTAAAATCGGTAATTTTATGATGAGAAAACGTGACAAAAACACGTCACTCTTTTTAAAAACAGTCTGCACGGATTCAGGAGTTTGTATCGCATTTGGAAAAGAAACAGAAAAAATAAAGAAATTTTTTGATAATTTTGTTTTCAACTATAAAAAAAGTCAGAGGGGGATATCGGAAGGCGCAAATGGTGTCGTATATGAAATTAAATATGAAAAATTAGATTACAACGCTTATACTATTATAAAAATTGCAAAAAAAAAAAAATCCGATAATTTGATTTATGAATATCTTGTTGGTATGCTTTTCATTAATACATGCTATAAAAAATTCCCCTGTTTTTTAGAAACGTACAATTGGTGCGTTAATCCGACAACCTCAAGACCGACGTTTTCCACATCGGTAGACATAAAAAAATTAATTAATACATCGTGTAGAAATCCAACTGATATTGGTATTCAACTTGAATATTTAAAGAACGCGACAACATTGAAAAGTATGATACATGATCTTGATTTTTGGAAAAATGACATATTACCTGTATTGTTTCAAATTTATTTTCCATTATGTTGTTTAGGTGATACATTTACTCATTATGATTTACATACCAGTAATGTTTTATTATTTACCCCGGTGAAAGACAGTTACATTCATTATCATTATCATGCCGAAAAAGTAATAAGTTTTAAAACACGTTATATATCAAAAATTATAGATTATGGAAGATCTTTTTTTAAAACACCGACCGTGAGTTCGGTTGATATTCGCGATAAAGTATGCGGGGATGCTTCGTGTAATGTCACGACTCTCTGCGGGAAAGACTTGGGGTATAAAAATTTAATGGACCCACACATAGTTCTTCCACCTGATTCAAATTATATAAATAGCAGTATTTCAAATAAAAGCCATGACTTGAGATTATTATTTATAATTTCTTATTATTATAAAAATATGAATACGGCATTGAAGCCATTATACAGCACATTTAGAGGAATATCCAAAATCAACATAACAGATGTATTCCTAAAAAATATAGTTTTTGGTAAAAATCCGTACGGAACGAAAGAAATGAACGGAAGCGAATTTCCGGTATCAACTATTAATATAGACGACGCATTACTTTTTTTATCAAGGATTTGTTCTACGGACGGATTTATAAAGAATAATGATGATTTTTATGACCCTTTAAAAAAAATAGGAGATTTACATATTTACGCAGATGGAAGAAATATGGAATTTATCCCATCGCCTGCATGAGCTTCAATACCAGCCTAGGATACAAAATTTTAACTTTTGTAGGAAGTATAGTTGCACAGACAATAGAAATTCCGCGTTTAAGGATAGAAAATTTAAGAAAAAGGATAAAGGGGGTTAAACCACCAAGAAGTCTTCTTACAAGAGTACTTACTGAGCTAATAAAAATATCGGACAATCCGAGATTGCGAGAAAAAATAAATGATTATATCAATGAACGTAGAAAAAAAGGTCATTCAACCAGACACAAAAGACTTCGCAGTACGACGAAAAGATTTTTTTAAAATTCAGTTTTTTTTTAAAGTTAATATTTAGCGCAGACTTTTTGAAAAAAGCCACCCTAACCCTAACCCTAACCCTAACCCTAACCCTAACCCTAACCCTAACCCTAACACTCACCATGCAATGGTTAAAGTGTGTAAGAAACCACCGATAAAAAGAAACCACCGATAAAAAGAAACCACCGATAAAAGATTTACGAATAAAGGTAATAGTCAAATAAAAAATGTTAGTATCTTGTCAAATTAAATAATTAAATCCTTACCTCGTATTTTCTTCCATTTTGCTCAAAAACATCTACTCCATCGTCAATAACATCTCAGCTGCGCCTATTTCTCTGACTAATATTACTAATTCTTGTTGCTTGCGCGCAATATCAGTACGCAAAATCTTGTCTTTGTCTGCCATGAGTAGCATTTCTATCACACCTATTTCTCTGACTAATATTGCTAATTCTTGTTGCTTGCGCGCGATATTACTGTGTAAAGAGTCGCCTTTGCTTTTTGGGGTTTTCTCGGCAAGTATTATTAAAGCGCGAAGGCGCGCTGTTCGTCCGTCTCTGGTCATGGTTTGTAAATCTGTTTTTTTTCTGCAAATTAGATGAAGTAAATTTATATTCATTTTTTTTAAAGGTCGGACAATGCTGAAAAGAAGTTTTCGTTAACTCATTGTTTCTGTAAATTAAACTATATTTGCGACCCAGTCTTCAACTTGACCTACATGAAGAATACTGTTTACGTGAATTGAAGATGAGTTATATGTTTTTGTTATTTTTGCAAACTGTTCGTTGGCGTATTCGGCGACGCTGGCAATTTCAATAATTGTGGTAGGAATGACTACTTCCAATTCTTCGCGGAGGAGATTTTGGCATAAGCGATTTATGATGTCTGTTGAGGTAGTCTGGATCATGAGAAAGATTTCGCGTATTTGTTGTCTTTTTTGGGTTCCCTTTTCGCTGCGTTGCAGAAGAACTTTGAACGTTGTCTCGGATATTTCACCGAGCATGTAGCGAACTCGTAAATTTTCATTTGTTCTGACTTCAAATTCTGGATATCTTCTTAATTCTGCGTGTGTAATGTGGACAACATTGCGGACGATTTCGCCGATATGGGCTATATCTTCTTGGTAACCTAGATATTTTCTTCTTGAATTGGAGCGGTGGCATATTGTTTCGTACATGTAATAATTCAACTCTCCGTTGCAAGTCCTAGGAATTTCTCCAGTAGGAGATTGTTTCCGCATATATTCAAAATAATGAGGATTGTGGATAGCTGATTCTGTTCTACCCGTTCTCCAGGAAAAAGCAGTGTGGCATATGGTGCACCACATTTGATCACACCCGTCAATTTTGTGAATGCCCGTATTGCATTTGGGGCAGGATTTTGTATCTGTGGCCAAAAGTTTTGCGGTGGCGACGGTATCCGGATTGCAAGTGTGTTCGGCTCCTTTAATTTCGTGACAATCGGAGCATGTGGATGATTGACAAAGACCGCATTTCCATTGAGTGTTTAAAAATCCTCTGCAATTTGCACCGGAACATGCTCTTGTAAAAAGCGTGCGTTCTCTTTCTGCTGGCGAATTTTCAATTGTTGCAATTGTGTATGAAATTTCTTTTTTTCTGCGAAGCAATCTCGTCTGTTCTTCTGCGATTTCTTTGAGTTCATTCTTCAGTTGTCTGACAAGTTGCATTCGTTCCACGATTAGTTGAGTGGCGGGGAGAAGAGCTCGTTCTTTGTCATAAAGAAGTTGTTCGCGATGTTGTTTGTATTGTTTGTTTGCAAAAGTTTGACCGAATGCAGTGGTGATAAATTGACGCGTCCATTCTTTTTTACACTCGGTGTTCATACATTGTGCGATTGGTTCGCCGAGAATAAAGGTTTTGCAGCAGGATCTGCATGCTTCAAACTCGCAATATTCACACTTGGTATTTTTTCTGGAAGATTTGTTGTAGTGTTCAGCACAGATAAGACAGGACATTTGTCAAAGTTTTTATAGAAGAATAAACCACTATGTAATTTCAATTTTTTATAAACCATTAAAGAAACCACCGATAAAAAGAAACCAGGTATGTCCGACCACGTAAAAAATTGAAAAATATATTATGAAAAAATGTGTAGAAACAAAATGCAATTGGCAAACTTGAGACTTTTGGCGGACATTTCAGTTGGCGAGTTTACAGACATAGAACGGATGAACATAGAAAAAATATTAGACAATGACAACAAAAAAGCTGTCCTTGAACTTGGCAGAATAAAAAAATTGCGCGAGAAGAGAGAAGCAATCCTGAAACAAGAAGAGAAACGTGAAGCTCGCAGAATAAAAGAAGAACAGAAACTTGAAGCCAGAATGAAAAAAATTAATAGGAGAAGAAGAACTGAACAGATAACTAGAGCGCAGATTAATTGTAATTTTATTCAGTGTGCAGAAACGAGAGAAGAGTACAGGAGGTGCGCATTTTCTCGGTTTGATTTTCCTATGATTTTGAATGCAGAACAGGGATCGCTTTTATACGAGGTAAGAGAAGCAGCTATGGAAAATGTGCGATTGCAGTATGAAAATGATGTGAGAAATGGTGTAAGACCAAAAAAAGAACGGGAACGAATTGTCTTTTTAGAAGGAAAACCCGAAGATTGTGAAAAAGAGTGTGGTATTTGTTATGAAACGAAAATGTGTATTTTAAATTATGTGTGCACGCATTCATTCTGCAAACCGTGTTTGATTGTTTGGTCTAAATGTTGCCCGATTTGCAGATCGGGATAATTTTGTAAATTTCAAAAGTGAGACCCACTTGGGTTAATATCTTTTTTTATTCGGGTTGGAAAAACTATTGACAAAACATAAAGGTAAAAATAAACCGGTAAAAGGAATCACCGATAACCCTATAAAATTGATTTTTATTGCAAATAAAAAAGATTAATAAAATGGAGTTAGTTGCAATCAATGTTGACCCGACGAATGACAAATTGTACTACAATTCAAAAGAACTGCAGGAACACAAACCCGATTTTTATCATCATTGCAGAAAAAACAAAAACAGGGATATTGTCAATGTAAAAAAGATACCTGAAAGTGAATATGTTTACGCATATTTGAAAAAGAGTGGATGGATTTTGTCAAATGCTCAACTTGCCAGAGCGACGCTATTTATTTCAAAAGAATGGTGTGATATTCACTTCTTCAAAACTGTAAAATCAAAGCTAAATATTATGGACGACGAAGAAGATGAAGAAATAGAGTTGGCGCCCCCCAAACTGAAATTAAAAAAGAACGAGAAATTCACTTGTGATGGAAATATCTTTGTCATTGAAACTATAGGAGTGCGAGAACATGACAAGATTTATTTCAAACTTAAAGACGTCAGTGATGCATTTAAAATTCTAGATTTACAATCCACAATTTTACATAAAGGTAGCGGGTATCAAAAGAATATACATTATAAATATTTCATCGGTGGGA